GTTGTCCAGGGCGGCAACTCCCGCAAGGCTACCGCCGCCGAGTTCGCCGGCCTTGTACCGGAGGGACCTGAGGGACCGCAGGGACAGCAAGGCCCGAAAGGGGATAAGGGCGACAAAGGGGATCCCGGTGACCCGGGGCCGAAGGGCGACCAGGGAGACGAAGGACCGCGCGGTGCTCAAGGCAATTCGGGTCCCAAAGGTGATAAGGGAGACCCCGGCATCGAGACGGATGGCATCACTGCTATCGTCCGATTAACGCAGGCCGAATATGACGGTTTGCCCGAGAGGTCCTCGACCACTCTCTATCTCATTGTAGGGTGACGATATGACCGAATTGGTTAAAATAAGCGAACCGACAGTAGGGGGATTACCCCCCGGTAGTTCTCGGGGGCTCACTTTTTCGCCGGACGGTAAGCTTTGCGTTGTAGTGAGTAGCGTATCACCGTTTCTCGCGGTCTACGGTGTAGAGGATGGCGTTTTTACGAAGCAACCCAATCCGACAGCGCCAGCTGGTATAAGTCATAAGGTGGCTTTTTCGCCGGACGGTAAGCTTTGCGCTATCGGTCATAACACGACGCCGTTTCTGTCTCTGTATAGTGTTGAAGGTGTTACGCTGACTAAACTACCTAACGCGACAGGCGGTTCGCCGGGCGGAAGTAGTAATGGTGTTGCGTTTTCGCCAGACGGTAGTATGCTCGTCGTCTCTGGCGGGGGTACGCCATATCTTCATATCTATGCTGTGTCAGGCACAGCTTTTGTAAAGCAGCCTTCACCGGCTGAACCTCCAACGGGGTCGGCGTCACAGGTTGCATTTTCGAGCGACGGGGCCTTTTGCGCGGTCACACATGCGAACTCACCATACCTTACTGTGTACGGCGTGAGCGGTTCGACCTTTACCAAATTGCCCAATCCAACAAGCAATCCGGGGAGTACGGGCTTCGGTGTTGACTTTTCACCAGACGGCACACAACTCGTTGTGGGGCACTTGAACGCGCCGTATATATCTCTTTATGACTTCGACGGCGTTACGCTAACAAAGCGAGAACCCCCGAGTGAAGTGCCGACCGGGCAGGGGAATAGTGTTTCATTTTCCACAGAGGGTGAGCTTTGCGCTATCGCCCACAATGAGACTCCTTATCTGACGGTTTATAGCGTCGAGGGTGATACCTTCACAAAGCTGTCAGACCCGACCGGGGGTAATCCGACGGGTAACGGGTTTTACGCAGATTTTAACCCCGACGTGTCCTTGCTTGTTACGGCAAGTGCTATGTCGCCGTTTCTTGTGGTCTACGAAGTAATTGAGCCAGTAAATCTTTCTAAGGCAATCATGGGGACGACCCCAATAAATGCCATGAAGATTGGCGATGCCGACGTTACCCAGGCCTATGTCGGAGAAGAACAGGTGCTGTGATGATCGATCCTCAGGCAATGGTCCACCCGAAGGCTCACGTTGACGACAGTGTGGCTCTAGGGGCTGGGACTAAGGTCTGGCAGTTCGCATCCGTGACGAGGGGGGCGATCCTTGGGCGTGACTGCTCAGTGTCGCCCTTCGTCATGCTGGATGGGTCTGTCTACGGAGACGGCGTGATCTTCAGCGCAGGCTTCGCCGCAGGGGCGGGCTTCGCTGTCGGGAACAATGTCTTCTTCGGACCGTCTTCCCTGCTCGTCAATGACCTGTTCCCCATGGCCGAGAAGGAAGGCTATGAGGACCAGGTACTGCGTGGTGGCGAGAAGTTCGCGATCATCATCGAAGATGACGTGATCGTAGGAGGTCACGCTGTAATCATGCCGGGCGTGAGATTGGGTCGAGGCTGTATCGTTGCTGCCGGTGCGGTGGTGACGAGAGACGTGCCGCCCGGCATGACCTATCGCCGAAACGACTACATCGACCCCAACCCGGTCGACCGTGAGTTGCTTCGGACTAAGCGTCACAGGTGGGCTAAATGAAGTGGCTGAGCAACATACCCGAAGGCCCGCGCATGGAGATCGGCGTCCTGCGTGGCGACACACTGATCCGGATTGCGCAACACTCCGGCAAGACTTATGGAGTCGATAGCTTCGAGGGCATGCCGGAGCCAACCGAGCATGACATTATCAACGGCGTGAACAACTATCCGAAGGGACGTCTCGCTGTCAGTGAAGGCTTCGTCCATCGTCGCCTTTACCTGGAGGGGCTGACCCACTCTGTCGAGCTGGTGCGTGGCTTTGTGCCTGATGTCCTGAGCAGGTTGCCAGATGGGCCGTTTGCCTTGGTGCATCTGGACATCGACCACTACGCTTCGACCAAGGCGGCGCTTGAATGGCTATGGCCCCGGATGATGAAGGGCGGGGTTTTGTGCTGTGACGACTACTTCCCCGATCAGCAGGGCCTAGCCGCCCTCGCCTTAAACGAGTGGGCAGCGATGCATCCAATCAGCGGCAGCGAAGGCCGCAAGTGCTGGTGGAGAATGACATGAGACTCCACATCTGCACTCTGCTATGGGATGCTAACGGCAACAGCAAAGACTTCTCGTCCATGTATGATGAGAGCTGGGTGGAGAAGCTCTATCGAGGCTTCCGCCGCAACCTTACGGTGCCGTTCTCTTTCGTCTGCTTCGTTGACAGACCCCGGCAATTCGCTGAGCCCGATATTGAGCAACAGGTGCTGTTGAGCAAAGACTTGCACTACGGCGACTGCATCGAGCCCTACAAGCTGAACAAGCCAATGATCCTGTGCGGGCTCGATACGGTGGTAATCGGCAACATCGATCACATGGCTGAGTACGTGATGAGCGGTGGACGCTTCGCTCTACCGCGTGATCCGTACCGTCCGGACATCGCTTGCAATGGTGTAGCGCTTGTGCCCGCCGGCATGAGAAAAGTCTGGAAGGGGTATGATGGTAAGAGGAACGATATGGAGCATGTTCGGATGTACGATCATGCCTATCTCGATGATCTCTTCCCCGGTCAGATCAAGTCGTACAAGGGCCACGTCAAGAGGCGCGGCTGGGCGGGGGTCAAGATCGTTTACTTCCACGGCAAGGAGAAGCCGCACGAGCTCTCCGACCGAGTGGTGAAGGAGCACTGGCGATGAAGACAGCATTTGTACTGGGCAGCGCCAATGGCGTCCATCAGGAGTACCAGCAGGCCAAGCGCCTGGTAACGCCCGACGCGGTGCTCGCTGTCAATGACATGATCGAGCGCTTCAACGGCCCCCTGTTCGCCGCTGTATCGTTTCATGGGGAGAAGATCGACGGCTGGCTCAACGCGCGTCAGCGGTGCGGCTATGAGTCTCCTGAGCATGTGGTGATCGCCAAGGAGTGGGAAGACTGGTACCAAGGCGTCACGCCGAAGTGGCAAAGAAAGCCGCGCGTCTTCCGCCAGTACTTCCCCGGTCAAGTGGAGTCAGGGTCGTCAGGCCTCTTCGCTGTCAAGGCGGCGCTGGTGAATTTCAAGTTCGACCGCGTCATCTGCTGTGGAATGCCGATGGATCACCACGCAGGTTACATCCACAGGCCAGGCCGCGCATGGTACAGCGCCCTGCGTCATCGCAAGGGATGGGAAGAAGCCCTGCCCCATCTTAAGGGCAGAGTCTTCTCCATGTCCGGCTGGACGTCCCGCCTGTTGGGGAAACCCGAAGGCTAGTCCGTCGGTCGGGCGTACCAATTGATGCGATAGTCGTTGAAGGCCTCCGCGAAGTGAGCATAGACCACGTCGGGCAGGTTCACGGCCTGGTTGAACAGGTCTTCAGCGTTGCCGACACTGGCGGCTTCGATGCGAGTGCTCGAGCCGTCGGATCGAACATAGACGACATAGTAGAACATGGGTGTGATCCTTTCTGCCGGGGACTGACGCCCGCCCCGGCTCGGGCACCTTCCGCTAGTCAAAGAGGTTGGCGACCGGGGCAAGCCCCTTTGCCTTGCGCTGGCGATTGCGGATCACCAAGCCCATATCGACGCAATGGGCGCAACGCTGCTCGGCGGGCACGTTCTTGAAAACCTGATACCCGACAACCTCACTCGCCATATAGCGATAGGTTGAGCGCGAATTGAAGCGCGAGCCTTCGCGGTAAGGATTGGTTGCACAAACTGGGCGCGCTTCCGTGGTATTTTCCATCTTGTTGCGGCGAAGGTGAATTTTGCGGGCCATGTCGGTCGTCCTTGTTTCGATGAAGTCAGGATACCATAGACCATGGGGTCTGTAAGGCGGAAAACGTATCATGGTTAAGAAGGCGTTGATCCTCGGTAGCGCGATCACCTTATGGGATGATATAGACGCCGCTCTGGACCTGAGCGAGTTCGACGTAGTAGTCGCCGCCAACGAGGCGGGTGTCGCCTGGTCCGGCATGCTTGACGCCTGGGTGACGCTGCACCCCGATGAGATGGCCGCTCGCATCAAACGGCGCCAGCAGCGCGGCTACCTCGACGCGAAAGTGATAGTCGACCATTGGCAGGTCGAGTACAAGTTCAAAGGGCAGCGGCAGTCAGGATCGTCCGGATTGTTCGCCGTCAAGTATGCTCTTGTGGATATGGCAGTTGACCGAGCTGTCCGCTGCGGTATCCCCATTGAGGTGGAGTCTGGTCGGATCGATGGAAAGTCGTCCTGGCCAGCAGCTCCAGCCTTCAAACAGGGGTGGGAGCAATCACTTCCGCACCTGAAGGATAAGGTCCGATCCATGTCGGGCTGGACCTCACGACTTCTCGGCAAGCCGACGGCTGAGTGGTTGCAACAAAGTCGGTAATCGCTGCGAGTCAGCGTCGGGCGAGTCCCGTAAGGAGAAGTGAAATGGCACTGAAAGCAATCGTGACTGCTGAAGAACATGCAGCCCTTCCGGAGGGTCTCCGCGGCGAGTACGTGGAGCGAGATGGCAAGTTCTTCGCCGACATCACCCCTGTGGATGGCTATGCCCTGGAGGACGTGTCTGGCCTGAAGTCGACGCTGGGAAAGAAGCAGACGAGGCTCGATCAGCTCGAGAAAGAGGTGATCAAGTACAAGGACCTCGATCCCGACAAGGCGCGAGCCGCCCTGTCTGAGCTCGAGGAGCTGAGGAAGCTCGATCCCGACAAGGAAGCCGACAAAATCGCCAACACGAAGTTTGAGGCGGCCAAGTCTCAGCTTCTCACCAAGCACGAGAAGGAGCTTTCCGATGAACGTGCTCGGGCCGAGAAGTATCGGAACAAGATCGACGAGCTTCTCCGCGATCAGCGGGCGACCGTCGAGCTGGCGAAGCACAAGGGGTCCATCAAGCTTCTCCTGCCTCACATCCGCAGCCACACTCGTGTGGTTGAGGACGGCGACGACTTCAAGCTCGAGGTGATCGATGCCTCGGGGAATATCCGCATCGGTAACTCCAAGGGGGAACCGATGTCTCTGGAAGACCTCATTCTCGAAATGCGCAACTCGGAAGAGTACGGCCGCGCCTTCGAGGGTGAGGGGAAATCGGGTAGCGGAAAGCTCCCCGGTACAGGCCACGGGGGGACCCCGGGTCTGAAGCGTAGCCAAATGACCGCACAGCAGAAGCACGAATACCAGCAGAAGCACGGTCAGGCGGCTTTCCTCAAGCTGCCGAAGTGACAGAGAGGTCACCCGGCTAGAACGGTCAAGAAAGGGGTTCTCCAATGACCACTGTGAATAGCGACCTCATCATCTATGACGATCAGGTCCAGACCGCCTACCTCGAGCGGATGCAGGACGTTCTCGACGTCTTCAACGCCGCATCGGGCGGGGCAATCGTGCTCCGGAACGAGCTGCTCGAGGGCGACCTCACGCAGCGAGCGTTCTACACCGTGCCGGGTGGCCTCGAGCACCGAGACGTCAACTCCACCTCTGATCCGGGCACGAAGAAGCTCGGCGCCGACGAGATGGTGGGCGTCAAGACCCCGTGGAAGTACGGCCCCTATGCCGCCACGGAGGAAGCGTTCAAGCGCCGCGCGCGCTCGCCCGAGGAGTTCTCGCAGATCATCGGCCAGCACATGGCGGATGCCACCCTCGAGTACTTCATCCAGGCGGCGTTCGCGGCTCTGGACGCGGCCATCGGGGGTAACTCCGCTATGGTGGCCACCGGCTCCTGGGCGACCGATCACAAGAAGGTGCTGACCAAGGGTATGCGCCGCTTCGGTGACCGGTTCAACCGCATCGCCATCTTCGGCATGGACTCGTCCACCTACTTCGACCTCGTGGACGATGCCATCACGGAGAAGATCTACGAGGAGACCGGCTTCGTCATCTACGGCGGCCTCCCCGGCACCATGGGCAAGCCCGTGCTCGTGTCGGATACGATCCCGGCGAACTCGATCTTTGGTCTGCAGGCCGGCGCCGTGCAGATCATCGAGTCCCAGGCCCCCGGCGTCCGCTCCTACCCGATCAATGACCAGGAGAACCTGGCCATCGGGTATCGCGCGGAAGGCACGTTCAACGTGGAGCTGCTCGGCTACTCGTGGAACAACAATGGCTCGCCCGCGGCGCCGGCCAACCCCAACCTGGGGCAGATCGGCACCGGCGCCAACTGGCGCAAGTACGCCCAGAGCGACAAGGCCACAGCCGGCGTTCTCATCGAGCTGGCCACCACCTCTTCGCCGTAAGGCTTCTGACCCACTTGGCGGCGGAGGCAACTCTGCCGCCACCTCTCTCACCAGTCAGGAGGAACTGACATGACGCGCATCATCTACTCCGCCCAGCGGGGGGGCTTCGAGCCCGGAGAAATCTACCAGAACCCCCGCTACTTCGGGGGCATCGACAAGAACGCCACGGAAGTGGTGGTGATCGGCGATTGGCCTGAGGTCGTCGCCGCCTACGAGGCGGCCAAAATTCCCGTCATCTCGGACTACGTCGGAAAGAAACCCAAGCGACTTCCCGAGGCGGAAGACGATGACGCCGACGAGACCGAGAATGTGGAACTTCCCGACAACTGGCGTAAGGCTTCGTTCAAGAAGCTTCGTCAGTGGGTTAAGAAGTTCGACGCCGACAAGGAAGTCACGACGCGCGAGCAAGCCATCGAGTTCATCGAGGCTCATCTCGAGCCCGAGGAATAAGAACTGGAGAGACGGCGATGGATTTCTATGGAACAGTCGAGGACTTCCTCGAGTATTGCCGAGACAACGGCTATAACGTGGATGATCTGCCGCCGTCTCCCCCCGAGGCCGTAGAGGTACTGCTGAGACGTGGCTCCGTCTATATCGATGGCGTCTATCGCAGTCGGTATCCCGGTCGAAAGACGGGGGGTCGTGAACAGGTCAGGGACTGGCCGCGCACTGGTGCTCGTGATGCCTCGGGCGAACCCATTGCGGATGATGAAATTCCGGTGGAAATCGAGCAGGCGACTTACGAGGCCGCCATCCGAGAGCACAACAATCCGGGATCGCTACTGCCCGACTATGTGGCTACCGAGCGTGTTAGGTCTGAGACCGTCGGGCCTCTGAGTGTGACCTATGCGGACTCGTCCAGTATGTCCGCCCAGGATGCACTGCCCGTCATCTCGCAGATCGATATGATACTCGAACCACTGCTTGGCCCTTCGTCGTCGGGCAAGTCGATGCTCTTCGGAGAGGTGACTCGGTAGGCCTCCCGCTGGATGCGGGAAGCTTCGATCAGCGCCTGCTCGGCGAGGTAGTCGGGCGTCAGCGGGTGCATGGCTTCATATGGACGTAAACGTCCTCTCCGTAGGTGTGGAGCTCGTGAGCGTACTCGCTCGCACGGCGAAGGCACTCTCGGTAGCGACGAAGGCGTGTCGGCATATGGACCGAGCGGTTGCCGTTGAGGCCTTGACGTATCCAGAGGATGCAGTCATCGACTTCACGTAGATTGCCACGCCATGCGTCAGCGATACGCCAGAATTCATGGGTGGGGATCATCACGCGGCCTCCCTCAGGTAAAAATCGCGCAGACGGCGCATTTTGATATGGGCACGGCGTTGCCATTTCATGCCGATGATAACGAGGGCAGTGTCGCCATTCGCGCGGGCACGTTCGATTTGCTCGTAGGCGGCGGCACATTCGATCATGAGCATGTGGATTTCGAAGGCAAGCTGTTCCATGTCGTTTCTCCTGTTCATGTGAATAGGATACCATATCCCATGGGACGTGTCAGAGGAAGTCCTTGCCATAGTTAACAGGAGGTTACCGTGGCTCTGAAGTTCAACTACGGCAAATCGCGGAACACGGCCAACCGCCTGATTAACAAGTTCGGGGCACCGGGTGCAATCTTGCGATACCCGGACTACGATCCGGACCCTTGTCTGATCGCTGCCATCTCGTACGAGAACCGACAGATCGACGGAACGCGCATCCGGCAAACTGACCGCTACATGATCGTGGCGGCCACCAAGCCCGATGGCTCACTTCTGTCATCGCCCGTGGCTGAGCAGGATCGCATCCGGGCAATCATCAATGCTGATACAGGCGAGACGCAGGACTATGAAATCATCAAGTGCGACCCTCTCTCGCCGGCAGGCCAAGTCGTCATGTACGAAATCCAGGCCCGAGCGTAAGACGCAGTGGATGCCGAGAACGTCATTCCCTTTCCACATAGGCTTCGTGCCGAACGCGGAGGCCTGGGAAGAGACTCGGAAGAAGTATGACATTCCTGTCACCGAGACTTACCCATCGGCCGATGCTCGATGCGCTTACTTCGATGGGGAGGGTAAAACCGAGAACTTCTGCCTTGTGACGATCAATCATAGGGCGGACTGGGACTATGAGTTCACTTTGGCCCTCCTTGTCCATGAGGCAGTCCACTGTTTTCAGTTCCTGTGCATGACCATAGGCGAGAGGGAGCCATCCATCGAGTTCGAGGCCTACACAATACAGGACATCTCGACCTTCCTCTTCAACGCTTTCAAGGAGACCCGAGGTGGCACGGAGAAGGAAGCGACTGACTGACCTGCTCAAGGTCTATGAGCCTGAAATCCAAACAGCCTTTCTCGCGTCTATCGATGAGATCAAGTCTGAGGCCGTACTGAAGGACATCGAAGCTGCCCTACGCCGCGGCGACATCGAAGCGGCCATCGGCTTCCTCTATGTGGAGCCTGCGGCGTACCGTCGTTTCCAGGACGCTAGGGCTGCGGCATATCGAGCCGGAGGAGACTACGGGGTTTCAACAATGCCGCGTGATCCCGCCGGCAACAAGCTGCTGGTACGATTTGACGGGCGCGCAGTCGAAGCTGAGAGCTGGCTGGGGACCCGATCAGCGCGACGTGTGACAAACCTCGTCGAGGAGGAACGAAGCTCCCTGCGGGCGTCCCTGGAGGCCGCTATGGCCCGCGGTGATGGTCCTCGCACTATGGCACTCGACATCGTAGGACGAAAGGACCCAAAGACTGGCCGACGCAAGGGGGGTATCATCGGCCTTTCTGCTCCACAGAAGCAAGCGGTCGAAGCTGCACGAGAAGAACTGTCAAGTCTCGCTACCATGGCACAGTTTCTTGACCGCAAGATGAGGAACAAGAACCTGGATCGCCTCATCAATCGAGCATTGAAGGAAGAACGTCTGCTGACCGCTGAAGAGATAAGCACGATCCTCGGTGCTTACTCGGACCGACTGCTTCTCCTACGAGGTGAGACTATCGCTCGTACTGAAGCCATGGGGGCCCTCCACGCTGGACGGCGTGAGGCGTACCAGCAAGCGATTAATGCGGGCAAGATTACGGCGGAGGAGGTCTATCGCGAGTGGGACTCCACGGGGGACAGCAAGGTCCGGCACACGCATCGCGCGCTTGATGGTGAGCAGGTTGGGTTCGATGAGCCCTACATCTCGCCGACGGGCGCTAGGATCATGTTCCCCGGCGATCCTGACGCTCCGGCGTCAGAGGTTATCAATTGCCGTTGTGACGAGACCTATCGCATCGACTTCTTGGCTCGTGTGGGAGGGCCAAGCCAACGCCGCCCACCTCAACTTCGGGCTGATGACGTGACACGGCTGGCGAGGCAATCGCTGGAAGGACCGGAGATCGGTCGAGTACGGGATAGGGCGGCTCCCGGGGGAGGCCGTTCCTAAGGAGAGCCCCTGCTGGATTACCCTCCTGGTCCGGCGGGGGCTCTCTGTCTTAATTTCTCATTGATGAGGTCGAGCGCGTCGGAACAGATACCATGGTTAAGAAACCGAAGAGTAACGTCGAGACCTTCGCTGCCCCTGTGGCTGGCTGGACTAAGAAAACTGACGCCGCGTTGCTTGCCGTGTTTCAGCAGAGTGCTCAAGACCTTATCATCAAGATGCAGACGCCTAAGGCTAAAGGCGGCCGTATGCCGGTGAGGTTCGGGTTCCTGAGGTCTTCTCTTCAGGTGACGCTCAACACGCCATACCGAGGCTTTATTCAGCGAACGAGCAATGGGCCCTATCGATGGGACGAGGCTCAGATTTCGCTGACCATCAATGACGCTGTGATCGGCGACACGATCTATGCCGCCTATGCGGCGAACTATGCTATCCATCGGGAGTATGGAACTCGGTTCTCCCCCGGTGACTTCTTCGTCCGATCCGCCGCCCAAACCTGGAAGCAGATCGTGGACAATAACGTTCGCAAGCTGAGGGTGAAGTGATGTCAACCAAGGCCATCCGACAGGCACTTATCGATCATATCGACACGCTCGCTTACTCGCCACTACCGGACATCGTGAAGCCGAAGCAACCCTACAAGCCGACAGTCGGTCGATCCTACCTCGAGTTGGTGTTCCAGCCGAACGAGACAATCTCCCCCTTTGTGGGAAATGGAGACCCTCATCAGCAGCAGGGCTTTCTTCAGGTCACTTTCGTTGCCCCCCGTGTGGGGGATAACGACGATTGGGGGTTGATTGATGCCGTGATTAACCACTATCGCAAGGGGACCGTGCTACGGCGAGATGGCGAGACAGTCAAGATCATTCGTCAGCCCTGGACTTCGCCCCCGTTTCCTGATGAAGGGTGGGAGAGAACGCCTATCTCTATCCCCTACTTCAGCATGACCTACTAACTTATTCTCGCATCCCGCGAGATTAGCCGGCTCAGCGAAGCAAGCTGAGTAAAATTGACCACTGAGAAAGGAGTTCCTTCAATGGCAATCGGAACCTTCGCTGGCGGCAAGCTGTTCATCGGCACCACCGCGGCAATCGACTTCACTTCCCGCCCGGCGGCCATCGCAGCCTTCGAGTCGGACATGCTCAACAACGGCCTCGAGATCGGCGGTCTCAACAATATGGGCGAAATCGGCGCGGCGGCCAACATCGTTCAGTTCCCGCTCGTCTCCGACGACTTCGTGGCGAAATCCAAGGGCACGAGAAACGCCGGTGATCCGGCGGTGATCGTCGGTCGGCTCAGCGATGATCCCGGCCAGATCAGGGTTCGCGAAGCCGAGGCAACGAAGTACTACTACAACTTCAAGCTCGAGCTCGAGGACGCCGAGAACGAGACGATGACCAATACCGTCATCTACTTTCGCGCACTCGTCGGCGGCATCCCCAACCAGTTCGGCGGCAACGAGGACTTCGTGACCGAGACCTACACCCTCGCGATCTACCCTCGCCCGATCTACGTGGAGAGCTCGCCGATCCCGTCGCCGTAAGGCGCCGGCAATTACTATCCCCCGATAATACCCACAGGAGAAAACTACCATGGACTTGATCGCACTGGCTCCTTCCAAAGAGCCCGTCTTTCTTCAGCTTCATCACCCGGTGACGCAGCAGCCCCTCTTTCTTCAGATGCCGGACCCGAAACACGTCCAGTCTGAGAAGGGTGAATACAATGGGCCGATGGTCGATAACCCGGATGAACCCATCGGCCTCTATGTCGTCGGCTCCGACAGCGAGGAGTTCGCCGCTCGCGAGCGATGGCTCGTGGATCAGCGGATCAAGCGGGCTGAGGCGGTGCAGCAGGGCAAGAAGATCGACCTCAAGGCCGAGACTTTGGCCGAGGAGTCCACCAATACCCTGGTCGCCTGCATCAAGGGGTTCAGGAACATCGAACTGAATGGGAGGAAGCTGAAGACGCTTCCCGATGACGCTCGTCTACTTCTGACCACCTTGAAGTGGGTCAGGGACTATCTGGACAGGGAGATCGTGAACAGGGCAAATTTTATCAAGGCCTAGTCGATAGGGCTACCCAGTTTGCCCGGATGACCTTCTCGGGTGCTAAGACCGACCCGTCCCTACTGGACGAGGGCAACGAGCACCTGTGGGAGCTATTTATGGAGGTCTATTCGATCAAGCCCGGGCGTCCTGAGCAGATTTCCTTTCAAGAGCTTTGGGCTTATCAGCAAGTCACTGGCTTTCGCCTTAATCCAACCGAGGTGAAGGCCATACGGATGATAAGCCGAGCTCTTGTGGAGGAACTGTCCAAGAAGTCCAATCGACAGGCATCAGGAGGGAAGGAGGCTCCTCCACTCAAGCGTGTAGTCGACATGACTGACACGGAGGGGCTAAAGAGTTTGTTCCGGCGATAGCTCAGCGGATCGTCGGAGGCATGAAGCTGACGACTGGCCTCGTTAGGCGGATTGACGGATTGAGTTATGTCGACTGAGTCCGTCAAGAAAGAGGAAGACTTCAAATGGACCTTGCCCAGCTAACTGTTGGAGTCGACTCCGCCCCGCTCAAGGAGGGCCAGTCGTGGCTTCAGAAGTTCTCAGCCACCGCTCTGGGGACTGCCAAGGATACCGACAAGCTCAATGACGCGCTGGTCCAGGGCAGCACCGCCACAGGAAAGATGTCCTCTGCAATCGACCGTATGCTCGGCCCCCTGGCCAGCTTCAAGGGTCTGATCGGGGGCATTTTTGCTGGCTTCTCCTTGAGTGTCCTCGGCAACATGGCTGACACTTGGTCGGACGTCTCCTCCCGCGTGGGAGTGGCCATCGGGGATATGGAGGGCGCTGATGCAGTCATGCAACGTCTCACCACCACTGCTCGCCTCACCTACTCCTCGCTCAGTCAGACCGCTGAAGGCTTCGTCCGAAATTCGACAGTGCTTCAGGCCTTGGGCAAATCCACAGAAGACCAGATCAAATACACCGAGGCCCTGAACCTCGCCCTTGTGGCGTCGGGTACGAAGGGGCAGCAGGCGCTGTCTGTCCAGGAAGCCCTGTCCAAGGGCATGACGAATGGCAAACTAGCGACTGAGCAACTTCAGACCGTTTTGAACAGTTCGAGTGAGGTATCCAAAGCGTTAGCTGACGAACTAGGCACTACGGTGCTTGGGCTCGCTGATATGGCCAAGCAGGGTCGGATCACTGGAGACGTGATCTTCAACGCTCTTACCAAGCGTCTCGATGAGTTCACGATGAAGGCCGAAGAGATGCCCGCCACCCTGGGTGATGGCTTTCTCTTAATCGGTAATGCGCTGACTGCGCTTGTCGGAAGCTTTGACCAAGTCAGCGGTGTGACGCAATTCCTCGCAGGCCTGATGGTCAGCCTTTCCGACGGTATCCTGTGGGTAGCTACTAACATCGACCGCTTCACTGTTAGCGCTGATACGCTCGAGAAGATCTTGTGGACGATTGCGCCCGCAATGATCGCCGCCTTCGGTCCGAGTGTTCTTGGTATGGTGGGCTCCCTCATTGGCGCAGTGGGAACTGGGTTGGTTACTGCCTTCGTGACGCTTAGGACGGTGATGCTTGCCCACCCGCTCGTTTTCTTCGGCACGGTGATCGCCACCCTCATTTCCTATTTCCACAACTGGGTGGAGGCTTTTCCGCTAGTGACTAAGGCGTTCGATTGGTTGTACGAGAAGGCGATGTTCGTCCTCGAGACCATCAAGACCGCCTTCACTGCACTCTTTGGGGCTACCTTCTTCGAAAACGGGGAGGTAAATGTCAACATCAAGGGTGACGACGCCGCAAACAAAATCAACAATGGGATGAAGCAAGGGGGTGCCACTGCCTCCGAGCTGATGAAGAACGGCATCGAGAATGGTGCCAAGACTGCGGCTCAAATCTTCGATGAGAATGCTCAGAGGGCTGTTGCTCACTACGAGGAACTCAACGGCAAGTTGGCCGAGGTCATCGTCAAGAGTCACAAGACAGGGGCGGAGTATCTCTACAATGCCTACACCGGTGCGGTGAAGGAGGTAACACCCCCGGCAACAGAAGAGATGAAGGGTGGTATCGAAGCGGGAGGCCAGTCCGCTGCATCGGCGATGGGTTCCGCTATCTCGAGTGCTGGTAGCGAGGTCGCTCAGCTTATCAACATGGCGGCACTAAACGTAGCCCAGGCTTCTGACATGGCCCGCCGGATGTTCGATCAGCAGATTGCCGTCATGCGATCTGTGGCCGCCAAGAACCAAGCTGAAGCCACTAAGTTGCTTCAGGAAGCTCATCAGATCGGGCAAGAAACTTTCGGCAGCGGCTCCAAGTGCCGAAGCGGAGGTTCCGGCGGGTATAAGGGCGGTAGCGGCGGTGGTGGAGGCGGGAACGTCAGCCACCTGTGGGCTTGGGATGACTTTAACAACTCGAAGAATGATAACGATGGTAATTCTGGTACTAAGACGTCTCCTATCACTACGAGTTCGATTAATGTCCAAAACGTCCTTGACCCGAACATGGTCCCCGATGCACTCGATACCGCTGCGGGACATAACGCCATCGTGAACGTCATCAAGTACAATCGCGAAGAACTTCGCGCCATTCTCGGGAGCACATGATATGGCCCTTCTTTTCGCTGATGGTTTTGAGCACTACGGCACGAGTACAGCGGTTCGCACTAACATGACTTCGGGCGAGTATGCCGACGCTAATCTTGCTTACGGAGAACCGAATTTTGCTCGTACTGGAAATCGCTGTATCCGAGACAGTCAAAAGGGCAGCATCCGGAAATGGTATGGTACTTCTCATAACGAGGTAGGGGCCGCTCTAGGTTTCTACATCGCCGCCTTGCCGGGAAGTGCAAGTTCTCGGTCAGGGTTTCGCATTAACGACGCGACCAATGCGCCTATTGTGTCTTTTGCGGTAACCCCGAGCGGTGAGATAGCTGTTCATCGAGGGATCATGACCGGCGATCTCTTGGGTTCAACTGACAGCGGATTGATAGGTGCTCAGACCTGGAACCATATCGAAGTGCGAGTGCTTCAAGACAATGTGGTGGGTGAGGTCGAGGTACGAGTGAATGGCGTGGTCGAACTCCTGTTAACCAATCTCGATCTAGGGACCGTTTTACCCGGTTTTTGGGTAGGAGGGACGGGTGGGACCGGCTCAAACGAGCGGTTTTTTGACGACTTGATCCTATGGGATACCACGGGGGACGTGAACAACACTTTCTTCGGTCCCGCCCGTGTTAATACCATTTGGTTGAGTGACGATGAGGGCGGCAACCAGTGGTCAGTGGTTGGTGCGGGAAGCGGTGCCGAGGCGTTGACAGAGCTAGCGCCCGATGGGGATACCTCTTATGTGTCAGCTGCCGTAGTCGGCGACGTATCTGAGTTTTCAATACAGGAGCTTCCGCCAGAAGCGGAGGTTATCTCTGGAGTCTACATCCCGACAATGGCTAGACTCGCGATGGCTGGCACTGGGAGTATGAGAACTTCCGTTGTGTCTGGTAGTGATACCGCAGACGGTGAGGAGCGTGTCTTAACTACGGCTTATACCTACAGAGGTGACGTCTTCGAGAAGGACCCGGCAACCGATCAGTTATGGACCAAGAACGGGCTTGAGGAAATCTTAGTCCGAATTGAAAAGACGGCGTAAGACTATGGCTATACTTGACGGACTTTCTCCGACGGGGGCATGGTCTTTCTCTCGAGACCTGCTATCTTCTTGGTCTTCGAACAGGTATGCAGCTACAGGAGGCGATGTAACTGACCTGTATGACCAATCCGGCAACGGACGAGACCTTACTGCGTCAGGTTCTTCTAGGCCTCTCTTAACCGCTGCGGGGTCGAATAGTCGTGCCTGTGGGGACTTCAATGGTAGTTCTCATGTTCTTAGCGGAAATGCTATAAGCCAATTTATTGCGAACGATGAAGGTTATCTGATTGTTTCTTTCCTAGCTGACTCAGTATCCTCTGGTAGCGGAACCCGATACAATAACAATGGGATCATAGCGGATGCATCAGGTTATGTGGGGCTGCTCATTGATGCTAATGGGAGTGTGCCACCCTACAATACCGTTGCTTATAACTATGACGGAAACGCGGACTATGCCGTAGTAGACGGAAGTGTAGTACTCGGTCAAGTGCATGTTGCCGAGTGGAAACATGAAGGCGGCAACCTCCTTTGTCGTATAGATAAGGGCTCGTGGACCAGTATTCCGTCGGGTAATACTTCAAATCGTAATGGTGGGATAAGATTAGGGCGGGGGTACGTCAACTATTTCGATGGAAAAATTTTTGAAGCAGTTGCTTTTTCCTCAGTTCCGAGCAGCACTGATCAGGACCTCATAGCGGAAGATTTGTTTGATTGGGTAGGTGGTGAAGCACCTCCCGATGTAGTACCCTTGCGCGTCACCCAATTGCCTCTGCAGGTGATCGATACGGGTAGCCGCAGCGTCCGGGTTACCCAATTGCCCATACAGGTGATTACGCTTCCAGTTCAACCGGCGCGCGTCACTCAGCTGCCCATTCAGGTTCCAAACCTTCCGCGACCGGTGCCGAAGCCCACCCCCCTAGTCCCCCTAGCCCCTGTGGGAGAAGAGTTTGTCTTCCTGACAGCGGTCAATCGCGCTCGATCCTCAAAGGAGCAGCGAGCGAGGCTCGTAGAAAACCCGCGTCATCGATACGCCTACTCGCTCCAGCTCACCAATGACGAGCAGCGACGAAGAGCCTACGCTTATCTCTACAAGAACCAGGATCGAGAACTCCTCCACCCGATGTTCCATCACTGGACAAGGCTTCTTGCTGAGACAGAACCTCTCTCTGATCGCCTCTACTTCGATCCAGCGGGAACAGACCTTCGTGTAGGTGAGGCCCTCGCGATCTTCGACGTCTACACGATGGAGGTCTCGTTCCACACGGTAGCCGAGTTGTTCGCTGATGGCGCTCGATGCGAAGAGTCTATAGGCCGTCCGGTGGGGGAAGTTCACGCGGTCTGTCCGGCACCGCTGTCACGTTTCATCCGAGTGCCCGATCTTACCATGGCTGAGGGGCTCGGCGAAGCCCGAGTGACCATTGAGACCACTCGTGATCGGGTTCTTCAGCGCGTGGACAACTTCGTGTTGCCGATGCTCGGCGATCTGCCGGTATTGGCAGTTGAGCCCCTTGGGGAGGCTAACGAAATTCTCGAGCGGGGTACCGAGTGGCTTGATACGGGCCTGTCCATTCCTTCGCCGAGAACTAAATGGCGTTATGGGCTGATGAACGGAACCCGAGAATACAAGTTCGACCGAGAGACAGACTTCGATTTTTGGCGGGCGATGCTCGATCATCTTGGAGGTCGTCAGCGCACGATCCGAGTGCCCACTTTCTTCAATGACCTACCTCTTACCCAACAGCCTGCTCTCGGGGCTACTGAGTTAGTAACCTCAAACATACAGGCCTTCGAGTACCTGATGGCCGGTAGCTATGGGGCCATCACTATCTGGAGGGACATTGGACCTCTTCACCGGTCGGTGCGAGAAACCAGAATGGTCTATGACGCTAACGGTGATCCGGTGGCTGTTCGGATGCTCTTGGATGGTAGCATTGGGAGTAGTCCGGGGTCTAATATCATCAAGGCGATTTCCTACCTCAATCGGATGCGGATGGGATCGGACTCAGCGGTACTCAGCCATCATCAGAACTATAGCACCATCACGTTGGAATTGCAGGCGGTGAACCAATGAGCTATACTCAAAAGGATTTGTCTGTCCAGGATGGCGAACCGGTCGAGTTCTACAAGTTCTCGAGTCCTTTGGGGGTCTTCCGTTATACGTCGGACAACAAGCCCGGCATGTGTAACGGCGAACTCTACGAGGTAATCCCGGGGGGCATCGAACGAACCTCTGTGGAGACGGGTTCCGTGGTGGACACAGTCATGACTATGGACTTCATCATTCCCGCCGACAGCGACGTGGCTAAACTCTATTGCTATCAGATCACCCCCGAAGACTTGATCGTGGAAGTCCGTCGAGCTCATCGTGGTGACGACTGGGCAACCGAGTGGGAAATGGAGTGGATAGGTCTAGGGCTCGACACGTCGGTCTCCAAACATTTGGCGACAATCAGGACAGGATCGATCCTCCAAGCCAAACTTAGCGGCAATGTGGCTACCGTCTATTATCAGCGGATGTGCAACCATACGCTCTTTGACGCTCGTTGCAAGATCAATCGTGCCGATTGGACCTTCCCCGCAGTGGTGACAAAAGTCCAGCGTCAGCTCATCACGGTCGATAATGACAACGCCCATAACGGGACGTTGAAGGGTGGAGAACTCAAGATATTGCGTACCGGCGAGGGGCGAACAATCCACGATAATCAAGATGATTTGATTACCATCAGTTACCCCTTCGGCAGTGTGGAAGTCGGGGACGCGGTTGAATTAACCTTTGGCTGTAATCGTGCCCGTCTTGGCGACTGCAAGCTTCGGTTCGACAATGCGAAGAATTTTGGAGGCTTTCCGTTCATCCCTGTTACTAACCCCTTCACTGATCTTAAGTTTGATGGCAAAATCATCACTAAGATCAAGGAAGATTACTACACCAGACAAAGCCTGATTGTTGTAAACTCGTAGGGTAGTCCCATGGCTAAGTATCATCGACTCAATCCTCATGCTACCTACGTCGATTGGTACCAGGGTAGTAAGTCCTCTGTCCAAACCTCAGTACCCCCTCCTACCTCTCTTCGGGCTGACATCCCTCAGGCGACTGTTGGTGGAGCGATCCCCTATGTCATCGGTCGTCGCCGTATCTCCCAGCCTAATGTCATTGGCTATGGTAACCTCCGAGCTCTGACGCAGACCACAGTCGAAACCAAGACCGAGACTCGTACAATCCCGGGATACTACCAAGGCGCGATCTATAATCCGCCTCAGATTGTAGAGGAGACGATCACCACTGAGACGACGGTTCCCATTGGCTTTTTGACTGACATCACCGTCGGCATTTGTTTGGGCCCCGATGTTGTGCTCAAGGCGATCTATGCAGGTACTGAACCCATCTGGACGGGCACGGCCGGGCCGGCTCGTACGGAGTTCACCATCGGCGTCAATGAGACTGCCTTCTCCGAATGTGAAGTGGCGTTTAATGGCGGCGCGTTCGATCAGGATGTAGACCCATGGACCTCGGCTCCTCCGATTGAGCCCTCGTTGCCGGGTTCGTTAACCGCCGGTACGGGCATCAATAACACCCATGAGGCCAACCCTCAATATGTGGGAGTCATCAGCCCAGGGGCAACTCCCATCGCTTACCCGCCTGTCCCCGAAACCTTCGGTTCTATTTCGGCTTCGGTCAATCTGTTTGAAGTCGTTAACATCTACGACATGCATCAAACCGGAGGGTCCGGCACTTGGAATTTCGGTTCGATCCTGCAAGTCCGAGGTGATCGGAGAGTTTCTCATCCGACCCTCAACGTTTCGTTGAACGGAGGGACCCCCATAACACTTAACGTAGCGGGTTTTCATCCGCAGAGCAATACCACGTCCTACACGATGCCGATACCGCAGAAATTCGGCTTCGTACCAGGGAACACCTATGACATCGCGATCTCTCCGGATGGTCCAGGTCTACCCAAGGACTCCCCGGCTTATGTGGGAATAGCCTACATTATTCTTCGTGGGATGCGAGCGGATATGTCGATTGACGCTCTATCTTTTGAAGTAGAGCGTTTCCCGAACCCGCTCGGCCTTACCAGCGGCCAAAATCGCAAAGACGACGACATCAACTGTGCTACAGCTATATATGATGTTCTGACGAGCGATTGGGGTGGCGCCGGTATCCCGGCGGAGAATGTAGATGAACCCTTGCTCAAAGCGGCGGCTCTTGTCTTCGCAGCCGAAGCAAACTACTGCGCTATGCTGATTGACGCTGAGACTAGCGCCACCGCCGTACTGGGCTCTCTCCAGGCTCAGACCTACTCGGTGGTGTATCAAAACCCCGGCACTGGCAAGATCGAGGTCAGGCCCATCCGTCAGACGTTTAATCGAGCAAACATCAAGTCATTCGGTCAGAACAATTTGATCGAAATCCGAAACTTCAACAAGGATGCTTGGGCTTCCACACTTGAAGTCCTAAGGGGCATCTATGTGGAACGGTCGAATGACTATGAGCCCACCCCAGTAATGGTGCAGAGCATCGGTAGCCTTTCGACTACCGGTAGGACTAAGCGATCCGGGGAAGTTAACTACCCCTATGTCACTAAGGCGGACCTCACTCTGTTTCTCGTGTCTCGGGATTTAGCTTATGCTTCCGTACCAAGGTTTGGTCTGTCGGCGCTCACCACTCGAGACGGCGCGACGTGTCTACCGGGTGACGTGGTACTCATCACGGAGTCGGATTACGGCTTCTGGGGTGTTCCCATGGTTGTCAATAAGGTGCGCAAGTCGCCTCTGAAGGAGAACCACGTACTCCTGACGCTTGAAGAGTATGCGCTCCCGAATAACTCGCCGATCTACGATACGCCAGAGGAGCCCTATGATCCAGGATTGGATTATTCGCCTAAAACGCCTCTTGGCGCACTGGCGATCACCGCTCCGTTCTGGATCGTATCTCGTGCCCGGGGGGTTGCCTATGACAGCACGTCGAATGTGGTCTATCCGCTGATCCTGCCGATCCCCGCAAATGATCTGCAGGCCTATTACGATGTCCACATTAACAATGCTCCTGGTGTCGGGCAGACTCAGGCTCAAACCGGAGGCCTCTACGCTACCTACGGGCAGTTGGTTAACCCGATCAGTCGATGGGATGGCATCGAAAATGGTCAACTGACCTCCATCGAGATAGACTCTGTCACTAATCCTGTGGTTCTTGATAAGGTTTTCTCGGACAACGATCAGCGTTCGGGTCGAGTGTTGGTGTTCATCGGAAACGAGGTCTTTACCTACTCTAGCGCTACCCAACTAGCGCCGGATAGGTATCAACTCAACCTGGTGAAGCGAGGCCTGATTGACACTGTTCCTCAGGATCACGCTGCGGGGGCTAATGTCTTCATCACTGACAATGTGGTAAAGAACCTGGTTCCCGTTGCCTTCGATTATCCGCTGGGCTACACTCCCCAGTGGCGAGTGGTATCGTCTACGATCAATGAGAGGGGCAAATACGCTAATGCGCTTGCGTTCGCATCGTGGAACTCGGCCAACATGCCCCGGACCCTGCGTCCGGTACGTCCGCACGATACTCGCATCGATGGAGTCCGGGGTCAGGCTCCTCTGACTCTCGTCGTGGGGGAGGACTACACTGTTAGCTGGAGGACCCGTAATCGGTCCAGTCCGACAATCCCGTTTCAGGGGGATACCGCTGAGCTGAGCGAAGGCACGACTGACGATAAGGTGATCTTTCACCGAGTCTACCTCCGAGACAGCACCAACACCCTGCGCTTGTGCGGGGAGACCGGTGATGCCGATAACGCCAATTCGCTGGTGATAACCATTCCGCCAACGGTCATTGATGGAGTGGGTACTCTGTTTGTCCGGTCGGTCAATCAACATGGCGAAAGCCTGTTCGATGATCCGCTCCCCGTCGAAGTATGGGCGGGTAGCTCTCGCATCATCCGTTACGCAATCGAGGCTTGATATGATCGGTTCTCAAATCCTATGGAGACTGTCGGGTGGGTCATCCAATACAGACCCAACTCTTTCGCTGGGGGGCGTCATGTCCTCCAGCGGGATCGTGAACAATGTGCTGCAGAACTTGTTCGCTAATATCACGAGTGGTGAGCGGGCGTCTGGGTCAACTAAGTATAGGTGTTTCTATATCGTCAACAGTCACCCGACACAAACCCTCGAAGGGGCGGTAATCTATCTACCGCTCAATACCCCTTCACCCGGTACACTCATCTCCGTCGGACTTGACCCGACAGGTATCAATGGGACCGCAGCAACAATCCCTGACGAGGATACAGCCCCATCTGGCGTCGTCTTCGATCATAGTCCCTCCCCGGACTCTCGTGAAACGGGTCTACTCATTGGGGACCTCGAAGCTGGGGACTCTATCGCCGTGTGGCTTCGTCGGGTAACTGATCCCGGTACCGCCTCTGCGGCTAACGATCCCTTCACCGTCATGGTGAATGGGGATCCCGAATAAGGAGAACTGACCATGGCATTGACCAAGACTCGAGCGAGACAGGTTCAGACCCTGCTCAAGGCCGCCGGTTACTACACGGGTGAAATCGATGGTGCTATAGGGCCGAAGTCAAGGCTCGCTATCAATACCCTAGTCAATCGACGCCTGAGTGAGTTGACGTCCCCGAAGATGAGCGAGGATCGACGTGCCATAGCGGCGGGCCAGCTCGTGCTTAAGCATGCCGGTCACCCCGTTGGAGCGATTGACGGCTACTGGGGCAATGCCACAGAGGGTTCGTGGCTCGAGTGGGATCACTTGTACCGTACGGGATCGCCGCTTTCGCTCGAGAAGCGCCCTCAGGGACCCGCCAGCCCCATCGCCGGTAGTTTCCCCCGGCAGGTCGATTGCGGGGCGTTCTACGGCGCTCCTGGGCCGGCTGTCGAGCGTCAGCTGGTCATGATCGATCTGCCATTTCCTATGCGCCTCGACTGGGCGCTCAGCACGACGGTCAAACGAGCCCAGCTTCATAAGAAGTGTGCTGACTCTGCCCTAGTGGCATTGAACCGTATCCTTAGCCACTATGGTTATGATCGGCTCAGGGAGCTGGGGCTTGATCGAACAGCCGGCACCTACAATCACCGCAGGATGCGAGGTGGTACCTCCTGGTCCATGCATGCCTATGGCTGCGCGTGGGATTTCTACGCCGGCAAGAATGGGCTAAACACTAAGTGTCCTCAGGCACTCTTCTGTGGCTCTGAGTACAAGGCCTGGCTCGACATATGGGAGTCGGTCGGCTGGGTATCACTGGGCCGTGCCATCGGACGTGATTACATGCACGTTCAAGCTGCACGGCTCTAAGACTTCCCACAATGGAGAAGATAATGAACAGCAATCTCTTCCACAACGTCGTCAATATCGCGACCCTGCTCCTCGCGGGGTTGACCGCCGTCCTCCTCGCCTCGGGCTGTGTGGAGACGGCCAACGGCACCATCTCCTGCGAGGAGTCCTTCATCAGTCCCAGCCTCTCGGCGATCATCATCACGGGCCTGATGATCCTCAAGCTCCTGGTGAACATCGTCCGGGATGGTATCACGGGGCTGACCAAGAAACAGCCACCGGTCCAGTGATATGACCTGGGCAGCTATCATCAAGCTGCTGCTGAGCCTCGTCCTCTCGATGGTGAACCATGCCAGACGGCAAAACGCTATTGACGAGGGCGAGGCTCTTACAGTGGCCAGAGCATTGAAGGAGTCTCTTGATGCCATGGACAAAGCGAATAGGGCTCGTGATGATGCTCACCGTAAGTTTGATGAGTCTAACGGGGTGCCTGACGACAGCGACCCCAACCTCCGAGACTGATCTTATCAGCAAGAGAGTCATCTGCCAGTTGCTCCCCGAACGATCCTATTCGAGGAATGACACAATCGAAACCCGCCGGCATATCATCGGCGACAACGCCGCGAAGCGGGAACTGTGTGGGGGCACGTAATGGAACTCTTCAGCATTGATTGGAAATTCTGGGCGGTAGCGGTTGGGGCCACGATCATCAAAGTGGCTTCCTCCCCCTATTTCTCGTTTCCTCGAGCGGCCCTTATGGTCTTCGCGGCGTTGTTTTCCGTTTACGTTTTCACGGACCCGCTAATGCATTGGCTTCAACTCGAAGTGAGGTACCGCCTAGCGCTTGCGGCGCTAGTTGCTCTTACGGGTGAGGGGCTGATGAGGATGCTTATCACCTGGGCGAATGATCCCAGGCAGTTCATCGAGCTACTAAAAATATGGAGGAGTAGCAAGTGAGGAAGTTTGTGGTGTCTGATCGAACGTGGCTATGCCTTATCGCTCTATGCTGGATCATCGTGCTCTTGTACGCTGACCAAAAAGGGACGATAGTCTCCCATCGTCCCTTTTTTGTGGAGCAGTCGATGCCGCGCTAGGCGGCCTTCTTGGCCGACTTCTCCTTGCCCTTGGCGGTGCCCTTCGCCTCGGTCTTCTTGCCCTTCGCGGGCTTGGCGTCGGCCTTCGGCTTCGCGGCGCCCTTGCGCTCGGCGGCCGGGATCGGCGTCGACTTCGTCTCCTTGAGCTTGTCGACCACGTCCTTCAGTTCGGCCTTGGTCTTCCAGCCATAGCGGGTACCGCCGGCGGCGAGCTTCTTGATGTTGGCATTCCGGAGCTTGATGCGAACCTGGGCCTCACCGACGTTCAGCGCGTCGGCGACATCCTGGGGGCCGTATTCGAAATGGTCGTCCTTGTCCTTGCTCATCTTGAGCCTCCTTTTTTGAGTTTGCGTAACACTTGGTCGGCGTCCATGCCTTTCTCCACTACCATGTCATACAGGTCTTCGTCAATGGTGTCTTGACCACATAGGACGAAAAACTCTGCAGGGTCCTCGTAGAACTTAGTATCTAGCCGGGACTTAGCTTGATCGAAATCAATGAAGCTATGGGCCAGTGAATGAAAAATGCCGTAGCGGGATTTCCACAAGTCAACGCCGACGCCACCGGTGCGCTGCTGGCAGACGATTACGTCCCACTGGGCCTTCTGGAATTTCCGCCATATATCCGGGCGAAGCTTCTTCGACACTTTGCCATGAACCGCTATAGCATCATAGCCCTCAGCCTGCATCGCCCTCAGGATGCGGTCGACCTCCGGCCGAAACACTGCGAATATCACCACGGGCTTCGGCAGTCGCCTCACCAGCGATACGAGCTTAAGCAGTTTTGATCTCCCCACCTCATGACACTCCCCCTCATCATCGAACAGAAAGCCATTAGCGATCTGTCGGCACTTCATGATGTTCGTAATCTTGAGCGGCGCCATCGACCGCTCCCCTGTGGGTAACCTTACTACACCGGTGTCCCTCATCTTCTCGTATACTCGGCGCTGCTCTCCCAGCAAAGGAACTATCACCTGATGGACTATTGGGGGCTTGATGCCTACATCCTGCTTCGTCAGTCGAACGCAGTGAGGCTTGATTGTCCTGATGAACTGATGGAGTTCCCCTCGCTTGAACTTTGCCTTGCCCCTCATGATGCGCGCTTTCAGCATCATGCCTTCCCACTCCTTAGACCCCCACCGGTACCTCTTCCAATCGATTACCGGAAGGTCTAGGTACTCCTCCTCAAAGTCTTTCCAGCTGTCACCCAGAAGGCCGGGGAGCAGGAACCGGAATTGAGCCCACAGGTCCTTCGGTTGCTTCTCGATGGGAGTCCCCGTTAAGATCACTCGCTTGGGGATGCCTGAAAGTTTCGCGGCCGCTCGAGACCAGGCAGTGCCTCGATCCTTGATCCTGTGGGCCTCGTCAAGAACGCAGAACGTCAGCCACCGTGTGGCGCGTTTGATCTTAGCGGCAACCCCCGGGAGCACGTCATAGTGAACCAGTAGAGCTTTGGGGAAAGGGAGCTTCTTGAATTCTTCCCAATCGCTAGTGACATTCAACCAGGGCAAATACTCAGATAGTTTGTCCCGCCAGGTGGAGTCCCTATTGGTGAGCAGACAGACGATAACAGCGGCGAGGTCTTCTCGGGGCAATCGCTCTAGCGCGCCCATCGTCATGAAGGTTTTACCGGTTCTTTGCTCGGCGAGAACCGCTGTTGCTTCGGAGCTTAAAATCTGTTCGACCGGCGCGACGTGTTCCGGCCAGAGCGTCACGGAGTAATTCGACTGCCTCCTCCGGTTCGACAATGAACGCTGCGAGCCCTCCGGCTTGGTTAATGTCGGAGATAGTTTCGACTTGGAGTTCGTCCGCGCCACCATCAGGCTCCTTTACTTCGAAGGCCCAAAATAGTCCCCTGCAGCAACCTACGAGGTCAGGAATACCGGAGGACTGGAAAGGCCCACCCCATACCTTGAAGAACCAAATGTCAATACCGAACTCCCGCTTCAAGGCCTTCTTAATGCGATCTACTCGTCTCGTCTCACGCTTCTTTGCCATAGGTTACTCCAAAAAGGAAGCCCGCAGCCTAGAAGGATAAGCTGCGGGCTCCTCTCACTCGACTCTGCGGGGGGCTTAGGAGTCGAGGAGGTCCGCCTCCGTGAGCGCGTCGATGACCGCGTTCTTCTTCTTGCGGAGGGTCTTGAACTCGTCCAGGTCGACTTCGATGCCGGACTCCTCGATCACGGACTCGAGTTCATCCTCGGACATTTCCTGCACCTCGTCTTCGGTCCAGGTCGTCTGCTTCTTGCTGGACTTCTTCGATCCAGTCTTGGAGCGACCAGCCTTTCCCTCCGGCTCATCCTCCTCCTCGTCCTTCTTGGCACCGCGGCGGCCCTTGGGCTTCTCCTCCGGCTCGTCCTCGGGTTCGGCGCCGAGCTCGATCTCCAGTTCCTCGGCGGCCTCACGGACTTCGTCCTGGTCAGCGTCGGCGAGTTCCTCGCGGAGCTTGTCAGCGTCACGTCCCTTGATCTTCATCGCCTTGGCGAGCTTCTTCACGTCGGAGTCCGACAGCTCGTCATAGTCGATTTCGTCGTCGGACTCTTCCTTGCCGCTCTTCTTGTTCTTCTTGCCACCGTCTTCGTCGAGGGGCCAGAAATCATCGAAGCGGATGCGGGGGGTGCCGTTCTGGTCCTTCTCGAAGTAGGTGTGGGCCATGCACTTCAGACCGACGAGTTCGCTGGAGTCGATGTCGGCGTCTTCCGCGTCTTCCTCGATGGCGCCGAGCGAAACGAGCATGTTCTTGGTGCGACCCAGAGCCCGGGGGGCAATCGAGGCATTGTGGTAGACCGTCGTCTCCTCGTACTCCTCGTCAGCGCCCTTGAAGACCATTCGGAGATAGGGGTGCTCGTTGCCATCCTCCCAGGAGGCCTCCTTGACCTCGACGGCGTACTCCATATCACCGTCGAACTCGAGTACCTGCTGGGAAAAGTCGATCGACTTCTTGGTCTTGCTCCCGCGACGGCTGGAGCGACCGCCCGCGGCTTTGGTGGAACGTCTTGCCATTTTCTTATCCTTCAATGAGCTCAATGATTTCTTCGTAGGTGGGGTCCACAATTACGTCCGGCAAATCGATAGAGCGCGGCTTGCGAACCTTGCGAGTGTATATATCGCTTGGGCCTACCCCCAGGCAATACTCGATTTTCTTCAGTTTTTTCTTTCGTCCTTTCTCATCCTTCTTCTCGATGTACCGAACTCGGATGAACGTGTTAGCGATCACGTTCACAGCTGCATTGAGGTGACTTTTAACACTCGGTGAAAGGGCTGGACCGACTTCTGGATCGATTACCCCGGCGTCACTGTCCTCCTCCCCAGCGTTGAATATGCGCTCCTGGGCGATGAAGATCACATTCATCTCCAGATTGCGGAACCGGGTGATCTGATCCTTCAGATAGCTGGCGACCTCACCCCAGTTCTGCTTGGTCATTGTACCCCAATCGCCAGCCTGTTTGCCGGACCGCTCGAGCTTCGGCCCTACGATGTCCATGATCTTAAGATGCTGAAGCATCGTCACCGTATCGAGGATCAGGGTCTTGTACTTCCCTTTTAGCTTGCCGGACTTGAGCTCCCAGTAGACATCGTCCATCATGTCCAGGTCTTCGATGTCCAGCACGTCAAGACCCTTCACGTCGGAAACGCTGTCGGTCCCTTCGTCTTGAATGTCCAGCAAAAGGGCCGGCGTCGGAAATGTCCCGGCCAGTGTGGTCTTGCCCGTTCCCGCTTTGCCGTAAATCGCAAAGGACTTGGATCGCTTGACATCCCCTACCTTTCGGATGCCCAGATCACCACGATCAGTCTGCCGAGTCCGTGAGGCTGTTCTCTTTCTCATCTCTCTTTTCCTTACTGACAGTAAAATCCTTCTGGCGGACGTAGTCAGCGTCCAATCCTTGAAGTTCAGCGCGGCAAATGCCCTCGAAATCACACCACGAGCAGTGACGGTCGATATTCTTGGACTTGTTCTTGCCATGGTCATCAACCATCCGAGCGGTATCGGCGAGAAAATCCCCCATAACGCTCGACACAACTTCCGAGTTCACCGGCGTGTGGATGCGCTGGAACCAGTCACCCCTTGCCTCTTCGGATCGCTTGATGAAGCCCCCGTACTCCTTAGCATTGAAACCCAGCTCCGCACAGGTCTCTCGGATCGTGATCGGTAGTGTATCGATATTCTTCTGGGACATCGAACCGTCTTTGAGAAGGCTCGGCCTCGTCGGCGACTTCGAACGAATATAGTCCCAACACATGCCGTCTACGTCACCCCAGCCGAGTGCCTGAACTACAGTAATGTAGGAAGCGGACTGTAAGTTGCGCCAGCGCTCGTCATCATTCGGGCGACGGGAGAAGGTCTTGTGCTCTACGATCCATCTAAGCTTGTTGGGGGTTCGACCGATAGCGTCGATCTTACCGTTCCACACGATGCCGCTGAGTCCCTTCTCAAAATGGCCAAGGTCCAGGTTGAACTCGTGCTCGCCGCTTCGCTTGTTGTACCGCTCGAAACGAAGGTCCTTCTCCGGCCAGAAGTCAAAATACTCGGTCATGATCTGGCGAACGTCGGAAACAATCTCTCCGTACATTTCTCGCTCGGCTTTGAAGAGCTTGAGGTTTTCCTTCTCGACTTGAGCCAAAACCTCGAAGGGGTCGTCACCCTCTGCTTCCGCCTCGAGCATTTGATGGACAATGGTGCCGAATTGAAGGGGGCGACTCTTGACCTTCTTTCTCAATTTCTCGACGTACCGTAGGTGATAGGCATACTTGCACTTACGGTAGACTTTGACCTTCGACTGGCTAACCTTAAACTCGTTCGGTGCGTCGGCCTCTACGGCTCCCTTTGACTTCGCGACGGCTTTCTTCATCTTTGCCCTTGACATATCGTTCTTCCCACTCTTCTAGACTAATGCCCGAACTCCAGGGCCCTATCTTTGCTTCTGCTTCAATCGGTACCGAGAGTTCGATGTCAAAGTCTTCGAACATATCGGGGCCAGACATGATCTCCAGCAATCGCTTGTAGACCTTCGGCACGTAGTCATTGCGAACCACGCATAATATAGCATCATGCACGGTCCCTACAATCCTAACAACTCTGCGCCCGAACTCCTTGCGAAGTTGAATTGCTGCCATCAGATTGATGTCATTCGCGAAGGACTGGACGGGGCTATTGATCGCCTGGCGCTCTGCCTCCTGACGCTTCGCCTTAGTAAACGGATCGCTACCCTCCATTCGGGCATCGGGCAGTCGACGCTTGCGGCCGGACAGTGAACGGACATACCCGAACTTGCGGGCGTACCGACGCTGACGATTATGCCATTCCGGCAAATCCCCATACAGGTCGAAGAACGCTTCACGCGAGGCCTGAGCCTGTTCGTCGGTAACGTTCACTCCGTAGTTGTCTCGGGCGTAGATCTTGAACTTTTTCCACCACATGCCATAGAGGTAACCGAAGTTCACCGCCTTCGCTTTCTTACGATACTCCTTCCACTCCTTATTGATCCCCTCGGCAGCACCGGGACCCATCTTCAGCAGAATGTCAATCGCCTGAGAGTAGGAAAGTTTAGTGCCCTTTGATAGTGCCTCTGCCGTCTTGAGCACAAGGTCCTTCAGACCACCCCCTCGGGAAATCTCCCGGATAGCGGTCAGCCAGTGAACGTCAACACCGGTTCGGAACGCCTCGATCATTGCGCGCTCGTTTGCGAGCTCTGCAGCGATCCTCAGCTCAATCTGACTGAGATCCGCCTCGATCAATGTCCAGCCCGGTTTAGCGGTGATCAGTGATCGAATACGAGGGTCTCGAGGAACCTGCTGAAGGTTCGGGTTCTCACAAGATAGTCTCCCCGTCACCGTGCCGTGAAGCTTAAATGAAGGGTGCAGGTAGTACTGTCCATCTTCCTTCTTGTGGAGGTAGGGCTTCCACCCATCGATAAAGAAGGACAGCTGCTGCTTCGCCTCTCGGAATTTAAGAAGCGATCCAGTACAAGGATGATCTATCCGCTTGATGACCGACTCAGAGCAGGACGGTGCCCCCGTCTTCGTGAGGTCTAGCGGCTTGATGCCGAGCTCTTCGAACAGCAGCCACCCGAGCTGCTTTGACGATCCCCAATTGAACTCCTGCTTTCGTCCCTTGGCATCGAGGACGAACTCAGGCTCCCACTTCTTAAGGTCTGCTAGCGCGGTGTTGTACTGATCCCGAAGGAATGTCTCAGCTTCTTCGAACTTGTCATAGTTGACGCAGACTCCCTCGTACTCGACCTCCACAAACAGGTTGGAGCAAGGCATCAGGATTTGTCTGAAGACCTGACGAACCTCTTGATCTTTGTTAAGCAGTTTGCCGAAGAGAAACCTCAGCTTTCGAGTGAAGTAGACGTCATGGGCCAAGTATTTGGCATGTCGGTGCCAAGGGGCCTCACCCTGCTTCTCGTTGACATCGATCTCCCAATCCGGTGCCCCCAAGAACTTCATGGCGAGGTATTTTAGGCCGTGACGGTCGTTCTCATCCAGGATGTAGTGGGCCAGCATTGTGTCGAAGGAGTTCTCGAGTTGAACCCCGAAGTGAACGAGCACCCACAGCAAGTCGAACTTGCCATTGTGGGTAACCAGCATGCAATCCTCGAGGCGCTCGGCGATCCGCTCGACCATGGTCTCTAGGTCACCCTTAGACCATGGGGACTCTCGATGGTGGACCGGCAAGCACCACTGAGTCCGAGATGTGGCGAACCCCATCGATACAATCTTGGGGGTGGGGCCCGGGCTCATCCTCTTGGTCTTCTTGTCCACTAGTTGATGGCGCCACGGATAGAGCTGATTGGTCTCGATGTCGAAAGCCACAGTTCCCGACAGGTCCTTCAGCATATCCCTGAAGTCGTCCTCGGTCAGAACCGAGCGGTAGGAAAGTTCCCTCTCTTCGGGGATGCCGCCGAAGTTGATGATGTCCTTGAAAAGTCGGATATCTCCGGCAAAAGTGTCCTCGTGGGACGGGTCTCGAAGGATGAACGCTGGGTGGAAGGCCGGCAGGAAGATGACGCCATCTTTCTCAAAAGGCTTACCCCGTCGCTTGGTGATGCCGGCGCTACCGGTGATCGACTGCAGAGGGATGTTCCCCAGAAGCAGAACATACTTGGGCTTCACCATAGCTATCTGGTA